GGATGCGCGGATGCGTGTCATTGAAGCCAAGGCCAGACAGGATGCCGACAACGGCGTTATGGATAAGCCAGCAAGAGCGGAGGGAAGCTACTGGGATGGCGTTCGATCAGACATGGAGTATGTCGTGTATGTAACAGCGCATCACAAAAGGTTAGAGCGGATTCAACGCATAAAGGAGAAAGCATGAATGACTGCCCAAAATGTGAGTACAACAAGAACCGTGCCGCCCGATGGCGAGCCGAAGCCTACAAGCAAGGAGGGCATGATGTGATTGAAGCATACGACTGGGACATAGAAAGATGCAGAGCGTACGCCGAGCAACTCAGAGACAAAACCAGAGCTAACACTGCCGAACATGCCGCTCAAGCAATTGAATGGCTTTTGGCACAACTAGCTCAAGGAGAAGAACACATGACACCGTGGTCACAAAAAACTATTGAGCAAAAAATAGAAGCTTCAATCAGTCACTACAAGAAAGAAATTGAACGGGCTAAAGAAGCAGGCAACCCGCTACAGATCACTGGCATTCTAGAAGCCTTCGTTATGTGCTTGGAAAACATATTGGAGAAGAATTCTTGAGAAAGCGCTCAAAGTACCGGCCTAAAGGCGTGATCCGGGACCCGGTGTCCCACGTCCTTGCTGGGATGAAAACGGTTGGGTCTATCAGTTCTGGTACTACGTTAATGATCATCAATCATGACGCGTTGGACAGGATTCGTAGGGGGTTGGCAGAGCGTAAAGACATAGACGTCCTGATCGCTGCAGTGAATATGGCGGAAGCGCTTATTCGTATGCACATTGGAGACGATTGGAAGGATGAGATTCGGGCCGCGCAAGACGCTCTTTTTGCTGTGGGAAGCAGAGGAGCGGAGACTGGCAAGTTTATTTTGCGCGGACCCGAACTCACCTCGTTGAATTTGGGCATGAGCATCCATGATGCCCAATTAGAAGCCTGCACTGTAGCAGAGCTGGAAAAAGCGATAGATATCGTGCATAACGAAATCCGTCATCACAGGGCACGTCCCATCATCAAAAAGGAAGAAAACGTATGACTAAAACTGAAAAAATCAGGGCTCATTTCATGAAGCGCCCTTCGGCCCCTGTTCGCACAGTGGCTACCAAGTACAAGGCACCGCTATCTATGGTCTACAAGGTGCGCAAACAAGCCCTGACCGAACTGATCTTGCCTAATCCGCTGGATGTTCCACCATTAACGTCTTGGCAAAAGATTGTGGCGGAGGTCGAGAAGCCTGTGGACGTGGATGAAACACTGGACACAAGGGCCCTGAGCTATGGCAAATTCAAAGACGGCGCTGCTTTGATGCAGGGTATCAAACGCCAGATGGCCAACCATGCGCAAAAGCATGACAAGACCTTTGCTGATGACCAGTGGGAAGCGCTGGAGATGATCGTCCACAAGATTGGCCGGATCGTCAACGGGAACCCTGACGTTGTGGATCACTGGGTTGATATTGCTGGGTATGCCAAGTTAGTTTCTGATCGGCTGCAAGGGGTTGAACGATGAACAGGTTCACCATTACCGGAGAGCAGGCGCGCAAAAAGGTTTTAACTGCTTTGAGGAAGAATGGTTATCAGGGTAAGACCAGTGAATTAACGGAGTGGACCCAGATGCCGATTTCTGTCACCCGCCGTGCGGCCCTGTATCTTGCTGCCCAGCATCAGTTGCACGCCGAACTGGTTAGTGGGCGGGGTAAGGGTGAATACCTATTCAAATTGACGCAATTAGATCTGTTTGAGGACGTCAAACCCTTGCCAAACCTTTGGCAACGTATAAAATCCAAACTGTTTTCATGATGATTCCTTCTAGATCTTAATAGGGCCCCTCACGGGGCCCTTTCTTTTATTTTGCTTCGCCCCAGCTTGGGCCAACTTCCACGTCACAACGACTGGGCACTTCTAGCCGTGCTGCTTGAGCCATGATCTCTGCTGCAGCCAACGCTTCTTCCCTATTCTTGACACTTAAAGCCAACTCATCATGCACTTGCAGGATCGGCGTAAAGCCCGCCTTGGCAAGGGCCACCATGGCTGCTTTGGTCTGGTCAGCGGCGGACCCTTGGATCAACCGGTTTAAGCCTTTGTAGGTGCCTGCGCGCTTGATCCTTGAGCCGTATTCCATGACTGCTTGCTCGCGGGGTAGCGCCTTGTTGACCCCCCACTCCATTGGTTCCCACAGAGGGAAGCGACATTTGCGCCCCAGCAATGTCCGGATTGCTCCGCCCGCCGCGGGGTGGTCAATGCGTTTCATGACGGCGTTGACGGTGCCTTTTAGGAAGGGCACGTTCTTGTGGAACTGCTCGATCAACTCAGAGGCCTCGTCTAGGGACAAATCTAGCTGCCCTGCAAGCTTGTTTTTGCCCATGCCGTACATCAGCCCTAGACCAATCGTTTTAGCGGCCTTACGCTTGATTCCAGCCATGTCTGCAACCATCTGGTGAAAGTCGGTGTCTGGGTCGTTCTGGTACGCCTGCACCATGGTCTCGGCCCCGGGTAGGGACAGGAGGTTTGCGTAGTGGACAAGCAAGCGTGGCTCTTGGGAGCTGAAGTCGTTGGATGCCCAAAGCTCACCTTCTTCGGGCAGGAAGAGGGAGCGCACCATGGGGCCAATGATTTCATGGCGCGCAGGAACCTGCTGCAGGTTTGGCTGGGACATGGACAAACGTCCGGTGACGGTGCCTCCATCATCCGAGCGCATCTGGTTGACGTGCGGATGGATGCGGCCTGTCTTGGCGCTGAAATCTAGGTAAGGTTGGAGGAACGTGCTGTGCGTTTTGTTGGTCTCTCGCGCTTCCACAATCAACTTAGCCACAGGATGTTCACAGCTATCCAGAAATCCTTTGGTAAAGCTTGGCGCACCGTTATCCGTCTTGCTATAAGACAGGCTCAACTTGTCAAAGGCGTGGGCAATGGACTGTGCTGCCCAGATATCCACAGAATTTCCACAGATGCGTTTTAACTCAGCATAGATTTCTTTCTCGCGCTTTTGAAGCTGCTCAATCAGACGTCCGGCCTTCTCGCGGTCAAAACGAATGCCTCGGCGGGTCATCTCAAAGAGGACCGGAAACACTTCGGTCTCCAAATTGAAGATCGATTCAACTTCATCTTGGCGCATCTTGATCTTGAATGCTTGCCAAAGCTTTAGCGTGAGCGCAGCATCTTGCTCGGCGTATGTACCAACGTACATCGCGGGGAGCTTCCAAAGCTCCTTTTTAGGATGGACACCGAAATCGGCGGCGGCCTGCTTGAGGCCCTGCTCACTCTTGACTTCTTGGAGGTAGTCGAAACCGAGGGAGTTGAGGCTGAAGCTAAATCGGTTTTCATCGAGGAGGGGAGCGGCGAGCATGGTGTCCACGATTCGGCCTTGTACATTGAACCCGGAGGCAGTAAGCCAGCCCAAGTCGTATGCGGCGTTGTGCATGACTTTGTCTGCGGGGGTGGCGAGGACGTCTTTGATCCAGCGCTCCACCATCCGCTTATCCAAATTTCCTCCACCAGCATGGGCAACAGGAAAATAGCCACACCAACCATCCACAGCGAGGGCGTAACCCACAATAAACCCATCGTTACGAGGCCAACCGGGACCAAAAGACTCCATGTTCGGGTCGCATGTTTCGAGGTCAATTGCAATCTCCTTGGCTGTGGATAAGTTGGGAAAAGTTTGTGGAGGAACCCATTCTGTTGTAGAAGGGAACATAGGAAGCGTTCTCATAAACGAAAGCCTTTATCTTGGAATTTTGGCAGCACTAAATGCAAGGATTGTTTGGCACGGGTAATGCCCACGTAGAAAAGCCGGTGCACGTTGTCCCCGTTGGTTGCATATTCTTTGGCGAACTTCGGGGAGAGATCCATGATCAACATGACGTTGTCCGCTTCCCCTCCTTTGGCCCCGTGTATTGTGGACAGCTTTATCCGGCCAACGGTTGAGAGCTTGGTTTTACGGCGTAATACAGCTATCAAATACTCTCGCTTTTCGTCTGGGATGCGAGACAGTGCCGTATGCCAAATGTCATCAGTTGTCAGGCCATGAGACTTCTTCAATCCATTCAATGTGTATTGCTTCCCGTCTTCCCCGCCTTTAAAGGTCCGGTGTCCACGGGTAACGAACTCACCCCCAAGATACTTGTAAATGCCGCGTACTTCAGAGCCCATCACAATTTCTCCGCGGCGCAAAGCCTCCCAGCTACTCACTGCTTTAATCATGACAGTAGAGAGGCTCGGCACCCCGCTGCGCTCAAACAAGATACCTTGACTCTTGAGCCATTCATGCACAGGGTTCAGCATGTAATTGGTTGCAGCCATGATGAGCCATTGGCCCTCGTCCACAGGCACGTCCTCAAACCTGTAATAGGTCTTGACCAAACCCTCGAAGTCACGGGCTTTCCATTCTTTTGGTTGCCGCTCTCGAATCCGATGCACGATTGCGTCAGCCAATGCGTGGACCGCGGAGGGAACGCGATAGGACTGGGCAAGGACAGTTACTGTTCCCTCAAAAGCAAGAAAGCTCTTGACATCTGCGCCTGCCCAAGTAAATACTGCCTGATCGTCATCCCCGGCGAGGAAGACCCGTTTCGCCTTCGCGGCCAAAGACTCAACTATCAGCCACTGCAAACGGCTTAAGTCCTGCGCTTCATCAACAATCAACACATCTAACGTAGGCAGTCGATCATGCTCAACTACTGCCATTTCCAATAGATCAGTGAAGTCCAATAAGTCCTTGGATCGTTTGTAGTGTCTGTAGCTGCGCTCTACAAACTCAAAGTGATACCACTCAATGTCCAACCCGCATTGGTTGTAATGCTCTCGCAGATCAGAACCTCGGATGCGCGCCAAATTAATTTCATTGAGGATTGGGTTATCTGCTTTGGCAATTGAGAACTCTTCTAGGTCGTACGCAACGTCCAGATCAATTCCGGTCTGTGCAGCAAACTCCCTGTAGTGCTCGGGCTGCATGATCATGTCGGACTTAACCGTCATGGCATGGAAGGCTAAGCTATGCAGTGTGCGAAAGAAAGGGAAGTCAGTTTTCTCGTTGAGGAAAGGAAACTTTGCAATGGCCCTGTCGCGTGCTTCGTTGGCTGCCTTTCTGGTAAAAGAAAAGTAGCCAATCTTGTTTGATGAAACACCGTCCGCAATCTCCTTGTCAACCACGTTGAGAAGGTAGGTAGTCTTCCCCGTCCCGGGGGGTCCAAAGATCTTGTTGATGTGACTCATTCTTCATCCCACAGATCACTGGGCCAAACAAGTACAGGGGTGTGGACACCCATGTAAGCGCCTTCAATATTGAACTCAATGTATTCGCGCGCGTCTTCCATGGACATGCCATCTTCCTTCATAAGATGGTCTCTGATTTTCTCTGCGTCGTAGACCAGTACGCCTACTACTGATTGATCGCGCCAGATAAAAGCTGGGCCAATGATTGCGTGGTCGTGTCCATCAATTTTTAACATCAGAATGGGCTCCCTTCAGTACGTGTGACATGTGTCTCAAACGGCGCATCTTGCTTGTTGAACTTAGGCACGCTCCAGCATCGGATCGTGCGGTTCTTTAGAAACATACTGATTGGTTCTCCACCAATTTCTCTTAACCTTTGTGCCATCTTTGGTGCGGATAAGCCAATAAAGTTGTTACGCTTTAAATGTGCTTCGAGGTCCTTCATCCGAAAGTAGGTCTTCGCTGTTTCATCGTCCGTCCATGGACGGCCCATAAGCATTTCGTCTCGCACCATAGCTTGTTGCATGTGTGCGCAAAACTCTTCCAACAAATCAGCAAACCGCCCAGTAAGGCTAGTGTCTTCGGATGCTTCAGTTATCTGTTCCGTCTCAACCATTTCTTTGAGCAATGCATTAAGTAGGTTCTCCCAGTCTTGCTTGCGCAAAGTGGGGGGCACCACGTTAATCTTCTCAAGGCAAGCTTTTTGGAATGCTGCTTGGTTGTAGAGCGCTTCGGTTTCTATCTCTATGCGCTTGCCATTGACGTCCAAAAACCACAAGGGGGGCTCACTCGCATACTTGGAAAGAGAAGCTATCTGAGGCGCATCAGGGGAATGCGCTCCGATGCCGAACTTTCTAGTCCTGCATAAGCCCGAGTTGCAGAAGCCGTTAAGCGGGGAATCCTTACACTTGTAGTTGTAGTCTTTTTTGTTTGCTTGCTTAAGGACGATCTGTACTTCGTTGTTTGGGAGAGGGGGAGCCACGTATTTAAAGTTGTACTCCACCAGCTTGTCTTCCCAAGAGCCCGGGGCGGCCCTTTTAAGATAGACAGCAATGTTGAATAGTCCATTATTGCGCGTCCCCTCTGGGAAGCCTTGGGCGCATAAAGCCTGTAGGCAAGGAGGGCCGTCTTTGATGGGACTCTCTGCTTGCTTCGGAGGTTCTGGCGCTTGATCAAGCGAGTCTTGGACATTCGCCTCGTAAAGGCCATAGAACTCTTCCAGTGTCGCTGCACTCCCATCCATGTTGAACGCGTACCGAGTGCCGGTGTCGCCGCCAAAGTAGGGGAGGTTGAGGAAGTTTCCGGTGTCCCCACGCTCAACAAGTATTTCTGCCTGTTTAGGGAAGATTTCACGGCCCGCCTCACCGAGGAGCGCCGCAGCATTTTTAAGGTACGTCTGGAAATCTCGCGCAGGAACTGGGGTTCTAGTAAATAAGAAGACATGTGCTCCTCCTGATTTGCTTCTAAATACAACAAGCGGAAGCTTCAAGCTCGCTATTCTTTCGACGAGTCCTTTGTGGTCGATCGGGTACTGGTCAATATCGATGCAGCCCCATATGCAACTGTTATCAGCGCGAATAGGGATAATGCCAAGGGAAGGCTCAACGCCTTCCAAATGTTGGACCCAGAGGTCATCTGTTGGTGGCTTCCTAACCACCGTGGCCTGTCCGGCTTGTTTTCCATCTCCGCGCTCCGCTTTGATTTTGTACGTGCCATAGGCGATATCCAGACCGCTGAATATCTCCTTGAATTTTGTTATATCGGTCATCTTGTATCTCTATCGGAAGGCGGGGGAGGGGTTACCTCCCCCTTGAATCAGAACGGTGCGGCGGAAGCGCTGCCTGCAGCGCCTTCGTGCTCATGCTTGACCTTGACTTCACCGGCACCAACTTGTGCGGCAAAAGCCTTGGCGGCTTGGTACTGATTCATATCGTCGATAGGACCGATTTTCTCGATCTCCCAGCCGTACCACTTGCCCTTATCGTTCGATTCGGCCTGTGTGGTAAGGCGGTATGTATGTGAATACATGGGAGGGGTGTATGGGCCACTTTTGCCCATCAACTTTGTGGACATCAACATGCTGTTCCACTTGCGGCTCTTTTTGAGCTGAGTGGACTTCATGCTGATGAGTGCAGGCTCTGGGACGCCGTTGTCATTGATCACCATCACATAGTGATTGGCGGTGTTTTCAATGTAGTTACCGTTGTCCAAGTAGTCCTTGTTATCACCGGGCTCTTTGTGTGTGCGTGTCAGGATGTCTGACGTAGCGGGATAGATGTTCACGGGTGCTCCGCTTCCACCTGAACCGCGTGGTGCCCACTCAATGTACTGACGCACATAAGCCACGGGAACAACAGTGATTCCTTCCTTGCCATCATAGAGTTCACCAGTGACGGTGTTCATAATGAAGCCGGGATTTGCGCCTTTAACTTCGCCCACTTCTGGGCTAGTGTTGGTCAAGAGTTTGAGAAACGGAAGCGCAAAGTCTTCCTGACCCATACCCTCGAAACCGCCGTTAGCGTCTTGTTCAAAATCACTTACCAATGCCAATGCAGTGTTGGCTTCTTTTACTGCAACTTCGTTCTTAGCCATTTTTAGCTTCCTTTTTTCATGCTGATTTGATAGTTGCTCTTTGGCCTACGTATACGCCAAACAGCTCTGTGGGGAACTCGCTTCCGCGTTCCACCTGCTCGCGAACCCAAGCTTTCAAGGTCTGGGGTTCGATCTTCTGCGCTTGCTCGACTGGATAGTTTTGCTCACGCAGTTGATTCAGTAATGTGTCGCATAGTCCGTCTTCGCCGCGGCCAAAACGAACAGACACAGTGTTCTTGATAATGTCGTCATACCCATGGTCTC